TAGGTAATGTCATTTGTGCCTCCACCGCCGTGGGTGTTCCAACTTGAAATTTAAAATCAAGCTCAAGTGTATCACCAACCCTGCGCCATCTAGCAACAATATTGCTTGCCGTTCCAAACCCTGTGAATGTTGGTGTATATAACGCCCATGACGTTATATAATCTCTTAAGTTTGCTGCATTAACAATGTGAGAAGGTTCACTGTTAACTAAATCTGTTACAGTAGCGAAAATGCCGACATTAATTCTGTCGTAAGTAATTGTGTTCGTAGCTATTTTGACTTGAGTAACAGCCCCGTCAGCTAATTTGGCAGTAGAGATAGACCCGTCTACGACAGTTGTTGTGACAGAAGACCAAGATGTGCCGCTGAGGTCATAAATCTGCATTAAATTAACCGTTGTATCAAAATAAAGAGCGCCGTCAATCAGTGGGTCGCCGTCGTTGTCTTCCGTCGGAGCTGAAGCTTTTGCTCCCAAATATCTGTCGTCAAAGCTATCGTATAATATTTCGACTTGGGAGAGCGCCACGGCTGCCGCGTCTGCTGAAGCTGTCGACAGAACTGCCTGCTCTGAGGCCGTTGTTGCTGAAGCCGCAGCGGACGTCGCGATGTCCCCGATAGGTAGATCGCTGTTCTCAACTTCTCCTGTGGTCGTCTTCCAAATTAGAGCGTGGCCAACTATAGGATTTTCAGTGATCGATCCGTCTACGTTAGTAGCGACTGTGCTAACGAACCTTAAAGACCGCGTGCCTTCGTCCTGAAGCTGTTGGCAAATCATCGTTAATTTGTCTAAAGCTTTTTCATGAGTTGCACCGGGGAACGGATCGTTGTCCACATAGTCAGCGGACTGAGTGAAAGGGACACTCCGAACTAACGTCACGATGACCGCGTTAGCGGGAGCGGTAGCGAACGTAACGGTCGCATTGGCTGCGCCCACGTTTGTCACAGAATAATTAATTGCGCTTTCCAGAACGCCGTCAAGGAAGACGTCTATGTGGCTGACGTCAAGAAGAGCAGGCGACGTGAAAGCTACGGTAGAAGCGTTCCCTGTGTATTGAAGTCTATTTTCTGTTGCGCTAATTGTCATAGTGGTTTTCCTTTATGAGAACATATTACATGAGAACAATACAAAACGCAATCATCGACCTTGAACGCCAAGGGTAGAATTTATTCCCTCTTCAGCTTCGTCGAAAATAGAACGCATGTATATTAAATTTTGGTAAGGCATCATCCGGCGGACGGTATGGGTGTCTGTGGCTTTCCAATCACCTGCGAAAGCAGAGCCTGTGATCTGAAGCGCATTCCCCATCTGGCCGTATGTCGGGCCGAACACTGCTTCTAACGCAGAGCGACTAGCGTAACGCGACATGACAGGGCCGCCGAGAACAGCGTTAACCCCGACGCGGCCACGGGATACTTTCTCTGCGATGTTGTTAGCGTCCATCATCCATCCCGTCAAACCAGATCGGTCAATGCCTTCAGCAAATAAGTTCCTTGGATCGAAATCAGGTTCGTATCCGGCAGCTTTCGACTTCATGATATATGACATCGTTCCTAGCGCCGTAGCCAAAGCCACTCCGTTTAACACCGCCATGTCTCGCTGCTGAAGCCCTGACAAAGTGGTTCGCTGCATCGATCCGAAAGCGAACGATCTGAACTGCCCCATAAGACGCCACCCAGATCGCGACAGCCATAACGGTTTGTCTTGTCCGGGGGTCACAATAGTTTTATCTACTTCACGGCGGATCGCAGCTCTAAAAGTTTCTTGAGCTTTACGGTCTGTCCATTTGCGCGCGTTAGGAACTAGCGTTTTACCAGTGTCGTCTCCATGCTCACTGAACTGTTTAGCAATCCGTTTAGCCATCCCTTCGTCGATAAAGTTAGCTGCTAAATTTTCTATTTCTTTTCCACTAATCTTTTTCCCTTGGCCTAACTTATTAGCGGCTTTAAGAAGACGAGACTGCGTAATGACACCTGAGAATTGTTTCATCGAAGCGTTCCAAGGCGACATCAAAGATACGACGCCAAAGTCATTGGCCAAGTTTCCGACAACCCCCTCGACGCGATTAGAGAACGGCACAAAATCGTCAAACCCTGCGATCGCTCTGGCGCGAGAATGGAGCGCCATGTCAAGAGCTGTTCCTGCTTCTAGCACTTCGCCAGCTGCTGCTTTAAAACCTTTCCAATCGGTCGCCATCGACACTAGGCCGTCACCAACTGTTCGTCTCAAACCGTTCACCATAACGGGGCGAGCAATGTCAGGGAACGCAGATAGTGTCATCCCGCCTAACATCGCAAGGTAGTTCCAGTTCATCGCTGTGCGCTCTAAGCTCTTCGCTGTGGTGGCGTAATCATCGCCGCCGTTGTGTCCGTACACGCCGCGTAATCTTTCCCACATAGCTTTGAAATCGCGCAGGTCATTGTCTTGAGCTTGCTTTAACTTCAACGATTGTTTCGGGTCAGTTACTTTAGCTGAAATATTAGAGTAATCGTCTTGGATTTCTTTGAGAACATCTTCTGGGTCTAATGAGCCAAAGGTAGATTTAAGTTCTACGTCAGAGGCCAAGGAATGAATGTACGCTTCTGTTAAAAAGTCATCATCACTGATTAAAAACTTCTCGATCATTTCGTCAGGTATGTCGTACACGCGAGCTTTAGCTGGGCCTCGTGCGCCTGGTTTACCTGCTCCGCCTAGACTTGGTTGATCGATGCCGTCATAAGCTAATCTCCCTGAAGGAGTTCCTAAGATACGATCCGTCAGCTGGTAAGAAATGTCATCGATCTCAGCGTCAGCTCGTCCAGCTCGACGGCGTAACTTCTCGATCTCTTCTGTCGTTTCGCTCAACTTGTTCGCTAAGACCGCAGCGTCTAAATCGCGGCTAGCAATATCTCGTTTTTGTTTTAACCATTTAGCATTCAACGCTCTGAACTCTGGTAGATTATTTTTAATCATTTGGTGATCGTATAACCTATTTAAATAGCTGATCGCCGTGCCGGGGTTAGCGACATCTTCATCGATCAATCCGACGCGTTTCGCTTTCTCGAATAATGGATCAAGAATTTCTTTACGTTTTAACTTTGCCGCAGCTGCGACTTCAGGTATCTCGTGAACATCACCTCGACGGTTTGCTTTTGCGACTTCGACTTTAAACTCATTGTAAGTTAGCTTGCCGTCCTTACGAGCTGAGCCAAGGACTTTATCTGCATACTTCGTGCGGATAGTTCCTTTCGTGCCTCGATACTGCGTGAACATTTCATCACGCGCTCTATAATAATTATACTTAGGAAGGTTATAACTCTTAATTTTATTCTCAACAGAAATCTCACTGGCAATCCCTTCAGTGTTCTTATTTTTAATCAACGGTGTTTCGACCAGCTTCTCAGATAGGCGACGTGTAACGGTGGACGCACTGTTTAATGTTCTCAGAACAGGGTCTTGAAACGACATTACTTTTTCTAACTTGGCCGCGCTCTTTAATGTTTCTTGTGCGCTCGTTGTCTTCGGTGTAACTGCCGCTCCGACGTCATTGACCTCGCCCATTTCACCAACGTAATTCAAATTCAAATCTTCTTGCTCAACGCGAGCGGCCAGTTTCTTTATCTCAGCTTTACTACTGAACGCGCCTGCTGCTCCTCCGATCACGCCACCGATAAATGTAGCGCCTGCTATGTTCCATGCGCTCTCTTCCGCTGTGCGCGTCTCCTGAAGGTTTTGTAACGCTATCTCTGAAGCGACCTGCACAGTACCAGTGGCGAGCGCCGTCTTAGCTGCGCCCTCTAATATTCTCCCACCAGTACGGTACGTTTTATATGCCGTTCCGCCGATAGGTATTAGCATCGTGGGATCGGTCATGCCAACAGCAAGTCCTGCCGCTACGCCTTGAACACCGCCTGCTGCCATCGTCGCTTTATTTTCTAACTCTTCATCGATGCGGCGCTTTGTATCATAGGCTTCCATGTTACTCTCGACGCCGACAAATCGATCAGCGTATCCTTCGTACCCGGCCATGTCTTGCCACACGTCGTATTCAGGATCAGCTTCGTGTTGAGTTCGAGCGAAACGCTGACCGATATTAGCAATCAAATTTTCATTCTCAAAATAAGCGCTTGATAATTCTTTAAACGTCGGATCGCGTTCTACTTCACGATCATAATTTGTGCGTTCGCCGAGGAGTGTTTCGTCGTCTACGGTAACAACTGGCATTACTCCTCCTCTCTTGCTTCATCTATCAACTCTTTTTTACGAGCGGCAGGATCGAACTCAAAATATTTACCATGTCCGAGCAGATCGTGCAGCATCCCATCTTCAGCTTTTATCATCATCTTATAAAGAGGGCGACCTTCTTTGGCTGTACGTGGTGTAACTCTCCCGTCAGGAACAAGTATAACGTCTTTCTCTGCGGAAGTTTCAGGGCGAGATAGCCCAGACGCTAGCGCCTCGTTCGCTTGAGTTAACACTTGTTCGCGCATCCATTTATCATCGCTACCTCCTATGCTGTAATAAGCTTCAGGGGCGTGGCGCATTAGTTGGTTTTTACCATTAATGTCGGACACAGCGTATTGGCTTCTAACGACTTCGCCTGCGTGAACGTCAGACAGCTCTGGATCACCTGTTATTAAGTAGTGGCTGTCAAAAGCTTGCTTGTAATCTGCGGTCAGCTCAGCGACTTGGCGTGTTGCGAAGTTAGATTTTAAATCTTTAACTTCTCCGCTATCACCCGGTAAAAGTTTCTTCAGAAAACTAGCTTTGAAATTATCAACGGCATCGCTTTCGTAATCTTTTTTACCAAACCCTGCGATCTTACCTCTGGCCAACTGGTCTAAATCATCTTTGCGGCGTTCGTACACAGCGGCGTTATCAGGAGCGAGTGTCTGATCTACTCGATCAAAAGCTTCCTGTTTATTATATCCGACCGCTAGCAAATTGTTCGCCATGCGGATACGTGCTAAATCTTTCTCAGGGAAATCCTGAAGCACATGCGGGTTGCGATCTCCAACTCTGGAAATAAAATCTGCTGCCGCGCCGACTGTCTCAGGGTCACGAGATCGCGCTGCGATTTTAATATCACCTTTTAATCGATCAGGAATTACTTTTGTTTCGGACACCATATTGGCGAGGCGCGTATTACGCTCGTCGACGTCCATTTCTCCAAGGACGGGATCGATGTTAGCGTCGTAGTAATTATTAAAATCTTTCATGTCGTTGTTGTCGGCAGGGTTTAAGTACGCTCCCCCCGTGGCGAAAGCATTACCTCTGTCAACACTGTCGATTTCTTCACGAACATTTTTTGTTTTCTTATGATACTTAACGCGCATCACATTCATTTGTTTCTGGCCAAGGGCAGGTGCTAGCTCTTTGATACTTTGTTGAACCGCCATAAACTCTTCTGGTGTCTCTGCTAATTCTAGCTCAGTTTGAACATTATTTATCTGTAAAGTCACAGCTTCTCTTGCACGCGCACGAGCTTTCGCCAACACACTTTCCGCTTGACCGGAGAGGGCGCTGTAAGTATCTTCGTCGACAATATCCCTTATCGATTTTGAAACCAGTTTTCCATCTTCTTCGATGTTCAACTTCAAAGTATTGTTCTTAATAGCGTGCGCTGTTCCTACTTCCCCTCGTTCCAACATTCCTGAAGCTGCGCCGAGAGCTATGTTCTCTAACGCTCCGTCTTTTAGTCGACGACGCATAGTTGGGTTGAGGTGTTCTGCTTCGTCGATAACTGCCGTAGCATTAGCGTAGATGGACGTGAACTGACCTGGTGACATATTGGCAGCTTGACGAGCATTGTCGACACTCTGCGTCACTGTATCGACTGCGAATTGAGAAGCTACCTGCGCTTGATAATCCATGCTGGCAGACATTAAACTTTCGCCGAGGTTATACATTCCTTTTTCAACATATTCTCTCGCGTAAGGATCAGCCCCTCCGATTGCTTCAGTGGCAAACCCTTCGAACTCTTCTTTGAACGCGTCAGAAAACCCCGATCCGTCTTCACCATATTTCTCAGCGAACTCAGGATCGTTTTGCATGTCGATTAATTTACGACGCCAATCTAAGTCAGCTTCCGTTAAAGCTCTGGCAGCTCGCATCTTAGATTTTTCATTGGCCACTTGTTGAACTTGGCCTGCTGCCTGCCCGGTAGCTTGCGCAGATTGTCCACCAAAACTATCCGCATTTGCGCGGACGTTGAGACGAGTATTAGCTCCTGAAGTCTGTTGATCGTAAACTTGTAATATAGGCATTTAATTCCACCTTATCGTTTCGCCAGTGGACAAGGTTGTTTGATTACCTGACCCTCCGCCTAGTTTAAAAGGTTCGCTTTTTGAAGTGAAATATTTGCTCGTCAACAACGAACTAGCCGCGCCAATATATCCTGCACGTTTTGCGTCGTTGCCTTGTTGGTCGAACAGGCCGGCTTGGAGATTGTCGCCAAATGCTTGAGCCTCAAAAGTTCGCTTCGTCGCTTGCGCATCGATCTCTGCGTTATAAATACTTTCTGTTAAAACGTCAGAAGCCGATCCGTCGATAGAAAAACCTGACGCGCCAGTGTTGGCTCTGATTTCTCCCGCACGACGTCTGCCTGCACGACGAACGCGATCTTCTTCGACGCGCCCTTTCTCTAACGAAGCTGAAGCGTTATGCCGCGATATGTGAGCGTTGAACGCCGAAGCGTTAGCTTGTGCGTTGCCTGCCGTGATCTTCGACGTGACTGTTAAAAACTGCGCAAGAGTATCCCAAAACATTATTGCCTGTCCTCCACTTCGGTATGCGGCATTAAACCTAACACAGTACACGGAAGTGGCTGCCTTGTCTCTAAACAAATGAACCCGTCTGTATTATAATCGCCTTCGTAATCCAGCTGCTTATCTCCCGAGAACAACGGAACTGCTGTGCCCATAAGATGATTACCTGCTCGAAATTCCGCAGCGTCCATTTTAGCTGGATCGGTCGGATCGTCTTCAAAATTACGTCCTGCCCACACTCCGACGGTCTGGTGAAATCTTCCAGCTAATCGATGCGTTCTTTTTATCTTAGCTTGGGCCGTTCCGTTTCTCGATCCGCCTTCTGGTCTGACACTTTTAAATCTCGATTTATATCCGTACCCGATGTGAATTTTCGTTCCTGTCTTCGTGAAGGAAACTTGACCGTCGACAACAGTAACTTCTGGCTCAGGTTTCCCATCTATTAAAACGTCAAGCACTTCGCCTTCGAGGTGATATAAATTCGTAACAACGTCGGAAGGCGACACGTTTTCTATAGTCTTTCCGCAGTCAACAAAATAACAATCTGCGACACTATCGTAATCCTCATTGAACTCTCCTAAATACTCAATGTTCCGAACGACTTCGCCGTTAATATATCTTTTAACAATTAGCCAAAGATCGTCTTGTGTTCCGTCCGGGGAAGGCATGGTCGCGATACTCTCGATGACAGGAGGGTTTCCATTTACGTCCGATACGCCGCCCAGTGAGTGACGATGCCACCCTATGACATCTTGCTCTCTTTCGTAAGTAACGGCCCACAAACTGCCGTCTCCTGTTCTTGCCCAGACAATAGAGTAGGGTTCTTGCTGAAAGGCCATTTCTTCTGCGCCATGTTTGAGCGCGTGTGTGGCCAAGACAGAAATGTCAGGCGAGCGAAACCCATCGACATCGTAGGAGTACGCAATCTCTCTTATCTTTCTTTTAGAGGACTGTATAAATAAAATTGCTTTTCCCACTTCGACAGGCTGGGCGGTGGAGCTACCGCGTTTAGTAGACCGACGAAGAGCGGGAAAGTTAAGAGCGGACATGGCAGCGCCTGTCGTTCCTGAACGAGCAACGAACTCTGCACCTTTAGTTCCACAGACAAGACCTTTTTCATCATCGAATACCCATCTTATCGGATCGTTTCTTTTTTGATTTGCTTTAAGCTGAAGCGCACTATCTGCTGTCACCAGACCGTCTTCCGGCGCAGAGGGCGCGTAGTTTTCGTAGTCACCTGTTTTTGATAAGTTCAAAGCCACTGGCTCAGCCGGGGATGCTCCCCATCCGATACGGTCTTCAAATGAGAACACTATGGAAGGATACCCGTTTGTCTCTCCCCATTCTCCGAGACGCCAGTTTTTAGAAGCTGTCGACGCAAAAACTGAAGGGCTGTCAGTGTCTATATCCACTACTACCGACGTGGTACTGTTAACCGTGGTGATAACGGCGAACTGCCACCCGGTAGTTACTGCTGATCTGCGACGAATTTTACGACCAACATCTGAAGATAAAAACCCTTGTCCACCGTTTATTCCAACTGTCGACGACGCAGTATAAGTGGCTGTGCCATGGGTGGAAGTGTTACTTGTTAGAGTGGTGTCTGTGTCATTCGCTTTTTGGTAAGGGCCGTCTGAAAACACTATATCCGCGAACGCCCAAGATGTAACTGCTGACCTCGATAACTTTTGAGGTGGATGGTCTGGGTGAGCGATATATAGAACGTCGCGCGATTGTAATGTTCGAAGAAAAGGTATCTGCGCTAAAGTATATGGCGAAGCGATCTCATAAACCGCTTCGACGCTACCTGCGCTTGAATAAACGTCGTACCCTGTTGTATCAACGTCATCGCCTTGTAGGTCGGTAATCTCAAAAGTGTTCGCGCTAGTATCAACGTTGGCCACTATAAACTTTCTATCATTAAGTTGCGTCATGCCGACGATATCGCGCAAGTTTACTTCTTCTCCGTCGGCGTAGTCTGCTCCGACATAAGTTACCACGCCGGGGTCAGCGTTGGTAACGCCGGATATATCTTGCGCCGTTTCATAAACAGGCGCTCGATCGCGATGAAATCGTACCTTCAAGTCCGAAAATTCCAACATAAAAGTGTCACCTGTCGAAAACACAAATTCGATAAGTCTTGCTTGGTTATTGCCGAGGGTATTTGTATTACGGTACGATCCTGTCCGACGTGTCATTCCTCCTTGGACTTGAACAACAAAGTTTTGGAGAAGGGTTGCTGCTTTTTCATACTTCGGGAAATCAACTCTTGAATAAATAAGAGGGCTAATTTCTCCTGCATTAAAACTGCTTTGGATAGGGGTTATTGTTGGCATAGTTATAACCTCGCCAACAGCCAGCTATCTTCTTCTGGCTCTGCGGGAATAGTTTCAAAAGCGTTCATCCGTTTTGCTTCAGATATTGCTCGACGATATTCTCCTAATAATATTTCTTTTTTAGAATTTGATCCTGTTATTTCTTCGCACAATTCTAGTGACATCGCGGAGGATAATAGCTCTGCAAATAGCGCGTCAAACTGGTCAGGGTCTTCTTCATCTTTTATATACTTTAGTTTAAGAACATTAGACAAACTGGTGTATAATTTCCGTCCTTCAATGTGCCAATCCAAGTATGGGTCTTTCGGTTTTATCACACGAAGACATTTGGCCGGCAGTTGAAAAACATAAGCGTATTCTCCGTGAGGATCAGTTTCTGTTAAAGGAGCTAAAACTTCTCTGGTAATTGAAAACCGCCAAGTGTGTTTTCTCAGCTCTGCTCTGCGGACAGAATTATATGACGCGTTACAAGCTCTCCCATTGCGCGTGTCGTCACTAATATCGAGGATACGGGCTGCGCCTAACCCTTGAAGTCCTCTGTTGCAAATTCCAGTTATTGAAGTCATACTTTTACCTAACCTATGTCTGTCACTGTACCGCCGCCGTTAACCGAGCAGCGTCTAAACCAATCCTATTTAAACCTTTAGTATTATAGTGAACCGTTGCAGGATTTGTTGTGCTTACTGTAGCGGTTGCTGTTGCGCCCGATGTAGCGCCTGTCAGGGTTTCTCCATTGGTGAAGCCTGTTTCTGGTTTTTCTTCCATCCAAATGGTATTTGCACTATTAGAGAACGTGGCTAATCGTCCTACTTCTCCACTCGTGCCACCTGTTATATTTTCGCCTATTGTCCAAGTGCCAGAACGACTTGTTACTGTATACTCCCACTGTACGTGATCCTCAACCGTAAGGCTTAAATCACTTACAGGGTTAATAACAAACACATCAGAGCCAAAGCCAGATTCAGCATCAATAGCAGTTCTTAATGCGTCCCATTTTGGGTATGTAGCACTATTAGAAGGTGAAGGGCCAAGATTAGGCAATATAAATATTGTTGTGGAAGGCAGGTTTAAATCTGTTTTTAGATTAGCAACCAAGTCCTTATAAGCCCCTATAACAGTAACAGGCACAGAGGCTGCACCGTATGAAGCATCTTTTCCACAATCAGGCATATAAATAACATCAAGAGGCTCACTGGTCTCTGTTTGCAAAGCCTGCAACCTGGTAATGACTTGGCCATATTGACGCAATAAATTGAATGGGTCGCCACTATCTCGGCTATAAACCCATCCTTTTGTTCCTGCGGATAACGCATAACCAACAGGTTGACCGCTATCAAAATTCGGACACACGGCAATTTTACGTGTAGTGAGTTTTCTTAGTTCAGTAATAAAACTTTCAGCAACACCGTATGACATTTCCTCGTTAACAAGGCTGTAGGTTGTAACCCCATAATCATTATTCAATGGTGTTGAGAAAGCGCGCAACGCATTCGTATGGTCAAGCTTGAGCATATTAGCATCAAACGTGCCATACTGAGCAGGGAATAAGGTTGTATCATCCCGCGCAGAAGCGCCGACATTGCTCGAACCAAACATGCCTATGTTTAGATAAGTCTTCGCGCTTCCGCCGTCTCTTATCACGCCGTACATAACAGGCGACATAACGGAACTCATGATGTCTTTTACTACGTTGCCCATTATATAAACCTACTCGCTTAAATCAACTGTGATCGTCCCTGACCCATACTCGCCTGTTTTTGGGCCAGCTCTGTATAACCAAGTGCCGACGCTGTTGCCGTTATACTCGCCGTCTACGGTGTACGCAACGACGTCACGGTATTCACTGTCGGCTTCAGTCTGACGTTTACGCTGAAGCGTCACTGTCGACCCAACGATCCCTCTGATCGAAAGAGTGAACTCTTTGTCGGCAATTTTCAACTCGTCAGAAAAAGTGTTTTCTGCTGTTAGTTCTTTGATCGACATGAACGATCTCCTTCTTCAGTTAAAGATTAAGTTGCGATTTCTTCCACGAGCTTTTGTCTAACCGCATCGAGCGTATTCAAGATCGCCGCTTTATTAGTTGCCGTTTTAGCCACGATCACTTGAACGTCATTTCCCGCTCCTAAAACAGTCGTGTCCGCCGCAGAAGTAACATCGCTCTTCATCGCGCTTAACTTTGCTTCAGCTGTATAAATGTCTGTACCTGTTGCCATGAGAACAATTCCTTCTTTTAAATTTGAATAAAGATAAAAACGAGCGGCGTTAACCGCTCATTTTATTTTTTAGTTTGCCGCGAAATACAGGTCAACAATCAATGTTCCTGAAGATGGAAGAGCTGCTGCTCCGACAGTAAGGAGCGGCTTCATGTTCGCTGTCGTCACGTCGTCGTCTTGAGCGACGGTTGTTCCGAATAGTTCCGGAGTTTCAACGGCAGTGGCTACCGCAGCTGCACGATACGCGTCATCGTCGGTAGGTGTACCGATCTTGACTGTCGCAGTGCCGCCGAGGGTCGCTGTCGCTGTTAAAATTCCGTATGCGAAAATTGATCCCGCTGGAATTTCCGTCAACGTAATTGTGTCACCACTTGCTTGAGATGCTAAAGTGATCGTGTTCCGGTAACGTCGGATACGACCGCCTGCAATCGCAGCATTTGGAAACTGGACAGGTACGTTGTTTTGAAGCTGAGCTTCAGTAGAGTATGTATTCGCCATCTTATTAATCCTTTTCTAATGACTGATTAAGAACAAATATTGCCATTGCCCTTTTAGTTAAGGGGCGCTTTCACGCCCCCTATTTATTTATTAGGCGCATTCGATCTGAATAATGCGTTTCTCGTCAACACGCGTCGAACCGACTGTGCTACGTAGGTAAACCTGCGTCGCATAACCTTTGTCGTCACGTTCTGTGATGCGAGCTTCTGTATCATTCCACAAGCCTAAGTGCATGGCTTTAGGAGTGAACAAAGGCACGAGACGGTTAGTAGAATTAAGCATGTCTCCCGCATTGTCAAACGCTGTCGTGTCATTGAACTCCATGACGGTGAAAGAAATTCCTAAGAAAGACTTTACTCGCCCTTCGACTAAAACAGGACGGTCATTAAAGTCCGTGCTGATAATCTGGATTTCATTCAGTAAGCTATCGTGTTCCGCAGAAGTGATAACGCAGTGAACCGGTTCCATGTCGAGATCGACATTGTTCGCCATCAAGATACGTTTTGCTTCACGTAGTTTTGCTACGTTCAGACCAGACGCTGTTCCACCAACATTTACTCCAACAACTTGACCAGTATCGAACACAGTATTCTCTGTGCCGTTCTCGCCTGTTTTAGCTGTGCCGTAGAACGCACCTAAAATGGTGTCATCCATTGCGCGACCCATTGCCATTGCGCCAGCTTGGGCGATTGGCGAAGTAGGATCGATAGCCATACGGAGTTTGTCTTGGTCATCTACCAAAGCAGCCCATTCGTAATCAGTCGGGTAAACCCAACGTGCGAACTGAGGAACGTCAAGCGCAGGAGTATCGGCATGGCGAGACGTCCGCTTCACAGCTTTTGTCGAACCAAATTGCTCCACGGCTTTACCCGCTTTACCAGTGTATGTATCCATTGTAACAAGTGGTCGCAGTTTTGAACCCATTTGTTGAGACAACATCATAACAGTTGTCTTGTAATCCTGCACAAATGCAGTTGTGATGAAATCGTTCATTTTAATACTTATCCTTTTTTTCTAAGTTAATTGTCTGAAAACGAGTTGTGCAACTGTTAGAAAGCCAGTTACGCGCTTCCGACTTATCCTAGAAAGGGGTCGATGAATATGTAGAAATGAAATTCGGCCACGAGGGGTTGTCAAATAACGTACCCATCGTAGCCGAATTGTAAGAACATTGCAAGCGTGTTCCTATTAAGTAGCGTTAGCCCATCTTGTCAACTGAGATTTACGCTCGATCATCTGATCGTGTTTCGGGTGCGCTTTATCTAGCCAAGCTGCCTGAAACTCTTTGTCATTGGTAAGATTGGACAACTCGGACTTCGCTTGAGCGGGTGTCATAACGCCTTGCTGAGGAGAATTTCTTCCGCCGTCAGGAGCGATAAATTTACCTTCGCTGATAGACTTACCCACATTTAATGCGAGCTTCATCACACCGTCATAACCGAGCGCCATTTGCATAGCCTTAACTTGGTCTTCTGTCCACCCCATCTTTTGAGTAGCTTCTCTGGCCAGCTGGGTATTAGCTTCTTTGGCCGCGCCCCATTCTCGATCAAGACCGTCAGACTGAGATTGAAACTCTTGCTGAGCTTCTTGCTCCCACTGAGCGTGCATCCCTTGCGTCGCTTCGTTATTCCACTCGGATAGCCCTATGAGTTGTTTCTCGGATACACCGAGGCTGTGCGCTTTAGCACGAAGCCCTTGATCCAACTCTGACGACATTCCTTCGAATGCTTCAGCTGTGTAGTCTGCCGCTGCTTCAGGTCGGCCAAGTTTAGAATACACGTTGTCCCAAGCTGCTGTGTCCGTTTCGTCCCCAGGCACTTGAATCGTGTTGCCTGCTTTATCTGCGCCGAATAGTTTTTCTAAGTTACGATATGAAGTCAAAATGTCGCGTGTCGGTTGGCCAGATTTATCCCAGCCTTTAGATTGTAGATAAGCAACTTCTTCAGGTGACGCGTCTGGTAAATATTCGATACCTGATTGTGGCGGAGCGCCGCCTGCTGGGGTGCTTGGCGGAACGACAGGTGGAATTGCCCCGGCTGGGGCTGCCGCAGGTGCTGGTACGGCTGGTGCGCCGCCTGCTGGTGCAGCTGGGGTTGAAGCGGGAGCGCCGCCTCCGGGAGCGCCTGCTGGGTCTGTTGCGCCGTCGAAACACATGTTCGATCCGTTGAGTAGTAAAAATTTAAACATTGAGTAATCTCCTGTATTGGGTTAAAGTAAGAACATAATTCCGGTCTGCGACGTGAAACATTAATCTGGTTTTCTCCTTGCCAATGTTCCTAATTCCGCAGATCGGTTTTTTATTTTCCGTCAACAAGCATATCGTACAGCTCGCTTTCAGATAATTCGAGTTGTTTAAATATGCGCAGCCAAACTTCACGGCGTCCATCTAACAATGCTTGAACTCGGGGGTCTGGGTCAAACGTCGATTTCTCGGCGCGACAAAACCGCGCGAGATCAGTTAAGACTTCTCTCACAGCTTGGTTATCAGGATTGAAAGTATTTTGGTAGCTTTGTTTCCTGTGACGTATTACGTCTCTCGCGGCTTGAACTTGCGGAGAGCCGGAACTAATTGTCGTTGTTCTCTTCAGTGTCATTAGCGTTACCCTCTTCGGACGCGTTTTTGTTTCCACCAAATCCTAGAAAACCTTTTTTAGTTTTCTCGTCTTCGACAACTTCTTCTTCGGCTTCTTCGGCTTCTTCAGCTTCGATCAGCTCAAGCTCTACGCCACGAGCAATATGCTCTTCTGTGACTTCTGCGTCTTCGTCTTCGAACAACGCTTTAAGAGCTACGATTTCGTCAGCAAGATCAAGAGCCGCTTGAGCTTCAGGGGACAATACTTCGCCCTCTTCTTGCTCTTCAGGAATGTCTTTTTCATCTTCACGAAATGCGACACATTTATATTTAAGCTCAGTCTCGCTGAAATCAAAAATGTCGTACGGCAATGCGCGTCCGTAAGTTTCATTTACTTTTTTAACCGCAACTTCTTTAAAGTGATCGAAGCACGAATAGTTTCGTTTTATTCCTTCATGGGATACTGGCATTTTAGTTTCTCCTTATTAGCTTTGTTGTTGTTTAGTGATGGCCGCGATTGTCGGGCCAGCTTCAATTACTTGCTGAGTTGCTGCGGCTTGTTCACGACCGGCGCGAATACCTTTCAACTTCTCAGCTGTTACCATCCATTTGCTAGGTACAGCTTGAATGAGTGATAATTCTGGGATGATGGTGTCCCACTCGAAATGATCCAGAGGTTCTGGGTTCTGAGTGATCCCGGCAATTTCTGCCGCCCATCCAACTGTTCTCATTAGACCAGCTGCTTGTTCTGCTTTTTGCGCGCGCGCTAAAGGGTTGTCAAATATCGTTTGGTATTCGCCGCCTGCTTCAATTAATTCTGGCGGTGGTGGCGGAAGCAAACCCTGCATCTGTGCCAAGTCCATTTCTCGCTCAATCATCGGCCCTAAGAACTCGCTTTCTTGGCGACCCATGATCGGTGATAAAAGAATACCTTTTTCTCTTGCGAGTTCGGTAACTTCTGTCGCTGTCATTTGAGGGCGATCCATAAAGATTTGGAATAAGTCCGTCATGAACGCGGCGGCAATTTCTTCACGCTCGATGTTCATCATCGCATCGCCAACATTAACATTACCTGTCGGCAGAACATCGACGAGACGTTTTCCGTCTCCTGTCATCGCGCCTGTGTTGATCGATCCGGGCTTCAATGAGAAGCTGTCCAGAACACCGTCGTCGTGCGCCAGAAGAACTGGATCAACTGCTCGATGCCCTTGCTTCAACATTGTTTTCTTTTGTTGATTTAAAACTTTGATATTTGTCAGAGCTTTCATCGCAGGTGAACGTCCGTAAACTTCGCCCGGCGCTGTGACGTATCGAGAAATAATATAAGGGAAGGTATTGAAACCTTCTATCAAAACGGTCGCGCTATGTTTTACTGAAACGTAGAAAGATAAGAACGGCATACCGCGATAGTCTCTCGCTTCGCCATCGATGTTCGGGTTCGGCTTAACGCAATGGATAAAGTCAAACAGTCTGGTTGGTTCGTCGATTGCAGCTTTTAATATTTCTTCAGGTAAAGAATTTGTACCATCTGGCTCAGTGAATTGAGACACCGCGTTACGCGCACTGATTTTAATTTTACCACGGATCGCTTCGTCAATTTGCCCTTGGTGATTTTCGTAGAAAAAGATTTGAGCAATATGAACGTGCGCATAGCGGAAACCTTTCGGCGATAACTTATCGACATAAGTTGCACCTGTCCCGAACGCACCTAATGACTGGTAGTGTTCATATATTTGTGAAGAGAAGTTTGCTTTAGAAGCATAACGATACTTAAACAAAATGTCCGTGGCCAGATCGTACCATTCTCTAACTCTACGGATTTTATTCAGATCAGTATTGTCAGTTGAAATTCCATGCCAACGAGAATTTCTTGGCGTCAGCATACTCTCCATTGCGGAAGTGTGGCGATCTAATGCTGTCTCTGCCGAACCGTCAAAACGCTTACCATCTTTCTTCTGGGCCTTCGACATCGAATGACCTTCTTCAAAGAAAGTGTTCGACATGTTGGGCATCACATATTCAGATACCTCTTGCCAATAACTATCCCAATTCATGCGATTTGATTTCGCCTTGGAATATCTTTCTAAAACTTCAACAGCAATCTCGTCGCTCATGATTAACCTAACAATGCAGCGGAGCGTGATCCGCTTGTGATACCTAGTGGTGAAGTTAAGATGTTGGCGGCTGCGCCTTTACGTTTCTTCTCAAGATTAAGTTCATCTTCTGCGCCTGCACCTACTGATAGATCGTTAGCTGCAAATGACGTTGGTGATGCTGGCTCGGCCAAAATGGATGAAGCTGAAGACGCTAAACTAGCGACAGTGGTTGCCGCTTTGAACGCTGTCGATCCGAAGAACCCACCTGACGCTGAAGCGGCTGCGGTTGTCGCTACCGTACCTGAAGCTGCGCCTGCTGTCGCTACGGATACTCCGCCGAGTGTCGACGTGGCCGTTCCTAATGTGGTTGCTGTCGAGGCTGCTGCCGCTCCTCCCGCTGCTGCGCCACCTGCGCTTCCGATCGCACCTAGAATAGCTGGGCCTGCGAGAAACGCGCCCCCTGCGATTAATGCGATTTGACCGAGCTCTGAGCCGACAACTTTCTTGACGACTTTACTAATGCTTTTAAATGCTTTTTTAATCTTGCTCATTATCTTCTCCAAATCTCTTTAACAACAGTGCGCCGACTTCTTCGAAACCGTTACGCTTTAAGAACATTCTAAACGCTCGTTCATTGACACCGTTGTCGGAAAATCCGGCAGTGCTTGATTGCCAAGCTAATTTTGCACCTCTATCCTGACACAAACTTGTTCCTAAATCTAGCAGTTTCTGAGAACAGTGTCCACTGTGATGCCAAGGGACGATGTAAAAGTTCACGCACATTGCGACCTCTTCGTCCATCCACGCGCTGTCATAGCCGTATTCGAAGAACCCGACGACCTCGCTCTTGCAGTCATTGTCTAATGCGAACAGTGCTATGACCTCCTCTTCGTCGGAGCGGATCATGTTCTCAATAGATTGTCTAGCGTTTTCTCTGTTCCACGTTAAGTCCTTGTAGATACTTTCGTTAAAAAATATCTCATGGGCATCGACTAGCGCATCGAGGTTGAATAAATCTTGAACTCTTTCGGTGTAATATATCATGCGAACACGTCGTAATCTACGTCTTTTGCCATCGTTTTTCTCATTCGTTTTTTACGCGTTCTGCTGTCGCGTCTGCCGATCGGTTCGGCAAAAGTTAAAGCTAGCGCATCGCCGAAATCGGGAGAAGCGAAACCTCGTTTTTTCGTTTTATCTTTTGGCTCTAATATTTTTGCATTGTCGACGCCCTTGTATAAATACTCTGGTGAGCAAAGATCATCTTTCAAAAATTGATTACTCGGTATAGACCCAACTTCAATCCAATCTGCCATCTTGCACCACATTTCGGTTCGCTTATTCCCGTACTGCATTGCGTCCGATGCACCGCCGCCAGTTTCAACTTCTCGGATTGAGTATTTCCAATCGCTTAAATTATCACACACTCCACCGCCAACACCGTTGCCATCGACGAATACTGCATCGGGATCAAATCTGTCGATGAACTCTGCGATAAATCTTGCAAACTGTGTCGTCTTAATTTTTTTATAATCTTTCCATTCTATCGATACTGCGTCTCGCCCTTGGCGGAATGCAATCACGCATCGATCTTCTCCGAAACGCGCAACGTCACAACCCATTATTAACGGCGCTTGATCGTCGCGCAACGCTAATCTATTCATCGCTGCTTCAACTGCGTCTGGCCCAATTAATTGGTGATCGCCTTTCGCCGGGAACATTCCTTTGACCTCGACGCGAGCTTCGTCACTGTCCTCTCCATGCTCCGCAATAATTTGAAGTAAGTCTGCACTGTCGACGCCTTCAACTTCTCGGCTATCGATCTGAAGATTGTTCCAGTAATTTCTATTCTTGTGAAAACATTCATAAAACGGCCCGGTATTTTTACGACCATTAGAGAACGCAAAATGCGCACGCGTCGGACATGCTTCCGTAAAGAACCCTTTTGCCACAGTCCAGATCGGGCCGGGGATACCTGACGCTTCATCAAATAAAACGACGATACCTTTCGGGTTATGCGCACCCGCAAAAGCGTCCGGTCGTTCTTCTGACCACAACTGTCCTTGCACGTAATAATAACCGCAGTCTAATTTGATCTGTGTCTCTAAAACAGATTTGAACCAATCGGCGGGGCGCACAGATCGAGCTGCCATTGACCACCAATGCGCATTAATAGAAAGCGTAAACCACTTCTTGATCTCTGGAAAAGTTTTACTGTCTAATTGTGGCTCACCGTTAGCAGCTGCTATTGTCGTTGATCCCGGCCAACAGCTCATGTGAAACCATGAAATCATACCGTACCAAGCAGACTTCCCAATTCCACGCCCGGAGCATAGAGCGAACTGATAAGTTACGAGCGTTTGGCCAAGGGATAACCGTTGCTGGTTTGCTCGGATATGCGCGCCGTATTTTTTGAGTTCTTTGAGCTGCCATTTTCTTGGGCCTTTTATTCCTTCAAGTGGTGATCCAACTTTACCCCAAGGGAAGCCGTACATGACAGCTCTCTCAGGATAAAATCGTAGATCATCGCACCACAGCGTCGCCATGAGGTCTTGATCCTGTTTCGGGGATACTGGTGATTTAGCCAATTCGAGCCTTTGTAAAAATATAATTAAAATTTCTCAGTGAGAACAAATTACACGGATCGGTCGGATCGGTCAAGTAGGAACAAAAACCGCCGTACATTTCTGCACAGCGGTTTTCGGTAATAATACTTATTGGTACTCTTCTCTATTAGGCGCATTTCGACCGTATTGGACAGCTGGCGTTGTGTCAAGAAGAAAATTCTTACGGAAAAAAATTCATTAAATTTGTGTATAGGGGGTGCAAACTTTGGAGGGTGGGCTGGGATTTTGGGGGTATGGGGGGTATGCCCCCACCCCTTCGCCGCTAAGTCATTGATATATCAGGATAAACAGTCGATCTCGTCCACTTGTTCTATCACTTCGACTGATATGCTATCAGTCGGAGCGTCTATAGTTTTCAATGGCTTATGGTCTATAATGTTCATAGTTCTATTGCGCGCCTCAATCATTGCATCTTGTATATTGATAGTATGATTATGGTTGATCTCTACCTTATCTCCATATATCTGCTTCAAGCGTTTAGAAGCTAGCCACTTTATATTCTCACTGATAACCTTTGCCATGATAGGGTTTTCTTCCTCATCTTCGATATGTTCTAGCCTATCTGTCATCATATCCACGCAGAACGCTTGCGCCTCGCGTATCTCATTATCAAACGCAACGTCATCGCGGCGTACAAGCGCAACGGCGGCGGGATTTAATCGCAAATCGGCGCATATTTCGTTTAAATTATACCTATTATATAGGCGCTGGATGATCTCGCCTTGGGTTTTAGCACCCCTAATTTTATTCATATCAGATTTGAACAATTCCATATTTTTCCCTAAAACGTAGTAATTAGTTATTTAATCTCACTTCGACTGATTTTTATTGTTGTAATGTTCTTACTTTACTGTATATTAAATGGATGAGCCATGCAATATCGCATGATAACTTATATAAAACGGAGCTAAAACAATGAAAACAGTATTCAACAATAATGAGTGTATGCACGTATATGCGCAGCAATCAAACGATCAAGGCCGCACCAATAATGGTAGTGTATTTTTCAATGGTAAAACTATTTATTCATATGGTCATTATTTCCCCATGTGCCATTTTATCGACGATAACACCGCTTTTGTTAACTCATCAAGTTATTCAATGAGTACAAGCGCGCATCAAGAAGAATTACGCGGAGCTATATTGCATTATAAAAAATTCTACATTCCTACTCAATTACTAAACGTTTTTTTAATATCAAATAAGTTTGACAAATCGTTTCAAGATGAACTTATTAAACACGCTTTTGATAGTCGCGATGAGCATTTAAAAAATGCAACGAAAAGACGTAAAATAGATTTGAAGCATAATGACGTTGGTTCTGCTATTTGGGATTTAAAAAACGCTCGATCAATATTTAATCACTTTAATAAAAAACCACCTGTTAAATTAGAGCGTGCCATTTCTGAGTTAAAGAATGATGCAACGGACATTTTAGCAACCTTCAGCGACGTATTGGCCAAGGCTAAAATTAAAAATGATAGACAAAACGCCGCTATTCAAAAACAACTTTTAAAGAACGCGGATAAATGGCGCTCGAATACTTTAAAGCCGGGCGAGAGTATCCGCGGCCTTAATAAAACTTTAATGCGTGTTAACTTAGAACGTGGCATCATTGAGACGTCAAAAAATGCAAATTTCCCTATTGTAGATGCTAAGCTTGCTTTTCTTTTAATTAGACGTATGAGAGAAGCAAAATGTGAGTTTAAAAAGAACGCGGCTAATATTGTTAAATTAGGACATTATACGATTGATAGTGTTGATAAAAAAGGCAATGTAAAAGCGGCGTGCCATTATATCGAATGGGATCAAATCGAAGCTTGCGCCAGGGAGCTGAATATATACCCGTAATATTATAAACATATGGAGCGGTTAACGCCGCTTCATTAGCTTGTAATAATGCAAGATAATAAACGGAGCTAAAACAATGAAAACAGTAAAATTAAACACAATATGGGGTATACACGGTATTACTAGCGAGGAATTACACTATTGGTGGAATATCTCAGGAACTCAGTTTCTAGTGAGTGACGAATACAGTAAAGGTAAACATACGTTGTGGAGTTTTGACCTTGTAGATGACGCAATAAACTATTTGTTTATCAACGGTTTTAAGCAAAGCGCGCGGGATATAAACGTGCATAAACATGAATTTTTAGAAAACAGGGAATTAAAATGACATACCAAGCATATAAATATATTGAGCAAAAAGAGCAGAAACGATTTAAAAGAGATTTAAGCATTGTAGGTTTAATAGCTGTGGTTGCATTAATTCTAATTATAATCATGCCGTAATATTATAAACATATGGAGCGGTTAACGCCGCTTCATTAGCTTGTAATAATGCAAGGTAACAAACGGAGTTAAGACAATGAACATATTCTCACTTGGAAAGAAAGAGAGCCTTGCGACGATAAGTTTTTCTAGAATGAAGGAGAGGCGTAACGGCATGATATTCTCTAAACTATCATACATATTCTGGAAAAATTCAGACCCTCTTTTCATTAAAGCTTAGCATTTATGAGACGCGCAATTTGTGTCTATGAGAACATAATACCGAACAAGCTTATCCCCGGAAGCCGTCATATTTAACGATATGACGGTTTTTCCCTATATTTATGACACGCGCAATTTCATTCAAATATGCCAAGGAATATTAAATATCGTCCAGTTTTGACGTTTTAAGCATTTATGAGACGTGATCTGTGTCTATGAGAACATAAATGAGTGTTCCTATAGTCCATTGGAGATCGTTACTGACTGTACGTTTAAGAGTATTTACTTATTTATATTATATTTAAAATTCATATATAAAAAAGAACTTGTCTTTGTGTCTATTATGTTGTATATACTTAAAGGACACAAAGACAACACCTTATTCCCAGCTGAATTTGGAGAAACAAAAATGAATGACATAATCAATATACCGCCAGAACGAGACAGTCGCCAAATAGTCATTGAGAGACGCAAAGAGCGATCCGCCATTTTGACCAAACTGGTCGAACTTAAATTCGGAACAGTCAGAGGCAACAAGTCTCGATGCGCCGAGCATTTATCGTGCGACTTCGGCAACCTATCCGCTATGATGAAAGGCACTAAAGCTACGCCAGACTATTATTATGAAGTCCTGAACGAACTGCCAAATTATGAGTTGCCAAAACTAGACAAATCATTATCTGATCTTATGGACGGACACACATATGAAATGTATAAGCGCATAACATTTGACATTAAATGGGATCATTTCTATAAAGAGATTGTTCCTATTGCAGAAAATTTAGCGTTAGATATTTCTAAACCTGACGATATGAATAAATTAATGCGCATGTGCGTACTATCTCAATACTTTGCCACGTTTGGTGAAAAAATTCGCGCTGACGATGATAACAAAAATCCCTTGGCTTAACCGCTAAGATTTAAGGAGCTACAAAAATGCCATGCTATAAAAAAGAACCAGTGTTTTCGAAATGGAAAGCACGCGACTTCTGGGGCGACGAAGACCAAGGCGAGCAATTCGCCCTCCTGCTAGATGAAAAATTTGGTACAAAAAGGGGTGCGCGAAAGTTAGCAATGTCAGTCCTAAACATATCACGCCGTTTACTCAACATGTATATTGTTGGTGAGCGCAGAGTGCCTGACCCATTATGGGCGACACTAACTCAAATGCAAGTCTTCGATCCGAACGCCGTTTGGGACGATGGGATTGATCCACTATCTTAATACGGCGATAATGCCACAATAAAAAGGAGAAATAAAATGGCTGACGCATTTTTACAAATATTAATACTCGCACTACTCGGATCGATAACATTACTTGTTTTCGTATCGGCGTTATGCGTGATTTGGTTCGCATACCATATAATGAAAAGTAATGACGATGACCAACGATAAAAAACTAATCCGAGACACCAGAGCGGAGAAATGGTTCATCCTGAACACAGTGCAAAGATTACCCTTTGGCAAGATCGCCATACTACACAATCTCGCGCACCCAGAAGACAAAGTGAATAGAGACGTAATCTCTGGCGCAGTGTTCAGATACCGAAAGCAACGCGGCATTGCACCACAAAAATCAGTCCTCGGAAAATAAAACTTGACGCATTTCGCGAATACGGATAACGTGGATTTCAGACTAACGGAGCTAACAATGTCACCTCGAAAAGAAAAACCTATCGTCCCGGATAATTGGGAGTTATATTGGCCAGCAGAAGCGGTCAAGTTTATAGCGCCTCTTATCAAGAGAGTTCAGTTCTCTTATGTCGAGCGTGATTACTCCGCTTTCATGCAGCTGTGGCAACCCGGCTATAACCCAAAAGGAGAATATTATGACTGATAAAAAACAAAACACTGGTGACTGGAACACTGGTCACAGCAACACTGGTGACTGGAACACTGGTGGCTGCAACACTGGTGACTGGAACACTGGTCACAGCAACACTGGTGACAACAACACTG